ATAACATTGCTCGTATAAGCGAGCTGAATAAAAATAAAAATAAAAATAAAAATAAAAATAAAAATAATGATAATACCCGAATGTCAATTATTCACACCATTTGAATGTCAATTATTCATACCATTTGAATGACATTATTTATTATATTTATTTATCATATTTATATATTTATGATAAATAATATTAAAACATTCTATTATATGATATAAGCATAATGAATAAAGTGAATGAAAAAAAAGAAAATGATAATTTACCAATATTAAAAAAACCGAGAAAAAAGGATGAATTTATTATTCCAACAAAAGATAATTATCGTATTTTATTATCAACAAATTATACAATTAAACAGCTCAAAGAAATTGCGGCACACCATAAGATTAAAATGATTAGTAGTTTATCAAAATCTAATATGGTAACAAAAATATATAATTATTTTAAGCATTATGATAATACGGTAGTCATTCAAAAGGCTTGGCGACAATATTTATACAAACAATATAATAAATTACGGGGTCCTGCAAGATTTAACCGTAAATTGTGTGTTAATGATACTGATTTTTTTACAATGGACGATTTAACAGATATTCCATATACGCAGTTTTTTAGTTTTCAAGATACGGATAATATGATTTATGGGTTTGATATTATGTCTCTCTATAATTTATTTCATAAAGGGTTCAATAATAAAACTGAGAATCCTTATAATAGAAATATATTATCAAAAAATGTAAAAAGAAATATGATGAAATTAGTTTGGTTAAGTCGTTTGTTCGGAGAGCATATAAATTTAAAAATGAACGAGGATGAACCCGATGGGGTGGAGATAGTTAGTTTTCAAACTATTACGGAAAGAATTGTTAATGTTTTTCATGATATTGATATTTTAGGTAATTATACAGATGCAGCTTGGTTTTTATCTTTATCACATACAGCCCTAATACGATTTTTAATTGAATTAAATGATATATGGATGTATCGTGCAAATTTAAGTGATCAAGTAAAAAGAGAGATTTGTCCAACTTATCGTGATTTATTTAGAATATTGTATATAAATGATCTTCGTGAAATGTCTACCTTAATTGTTCAAGATAATATAATAACTATTATGGAGACTTTAATTAGAACGGGGATTAATCATGATAGTCGATGTTTAGGTGCAAATTATATTTTGTGTGCTTTAACATTAGTCAGTCCTGAAGCAGCTGTTGCCTTACCTTGGTTGTATCAATCTGTTTTTTAATAAATTAAAAATATAATATATTATTTGTAATTTATATAATGAAAAAATACGGAAAGTCGTCGAAGATGTATGTTATGCTTGGGTTGTTGGCAGTGTTATTTTTATCGTTGGGGGTTTTATCAATGCAAGGGACGCGTGAAGGGTTGGTTAATAAAAAGGTAAAGGAACAAATGAAAGAATTACAAGATTCTCTCGCCAAAATGCCGAATGGTAGTACTATAGAAAAATTAATGAAATTGGATGCAGATAAACTAAAAAATAAAATTTGAAAACTATTATTTGAAAACTTAATTTTGAAAAAAATTGATTATTATTTAGAAAAATAAAATTAACTTTATGAATAATATTAGAATTTATAATAGGCTTTATCATCACAAATAGTTAATATATTTAGTGCGTTAAATCACTTAAAAAAATCTTATTATAGTAGAATATAAAAGAATGCCCGCAAAACAAACCAAGACTGAAACTGCCTCTGCTACCACTCAACCCAAGGTTGCCGAAAAGGCGCCTAAGACGCCCAAGACGGCTAAGCCTGCCGCTGCTACCGAACCTGCCGCCAAGTCCGCGAAGGTTTCTAAGAAGAAGGAAGCTGCACCTAAGGTTGCCGAAGTTGTTGCTGCCTCTACTGAAGGCGCCGCCGCCACTGAGTCTGTCCCCGCCGAAGTTTCTTCGGTGTCTGGCGAATTCACTGGTTTTATGACTAAGCTTCAACAGCTTAGTGCTATGATTTCTTCCCTCAAGACTGAATTCCGCACTCTTGAAAAGAAAGCTTCGCGTGAGCTGAAGATTGCCGCCAAGGCCAGCTCCAAGCGCAAGCGCAAGACCGGAAACCGCGCCCCGAGTGGTTTCGTGAAGCCTACTCTCATCAGTGATGAATTGGCTTCTTTTCTCGGAAAGGACAAGGGCACTCAAATGGCGCGCACGGAAGTGACGCGTGAAATTAATGCCTACATCCGCACTAACCAGTTGCAGGATAAGACCAACGGTCGTCGCATTAATGCCGATGTTAGTCTGGCCTCGCTCCTTAAGCTTAACAGCGGCGAAGAACTTACTTACTTTAACCTCCAGCGTTACATGAGCCCTCACTTTGCCAAGAGCGGTGCCGCGGCCCCTGCTACTGCGCTTTAAACTTATAAAAATCATACTATAAAAATCATACTATAAAAATCATACTATAAAAATCATACTATAATAAAAACATTATCGCCTTACTAGCTCAGTCGGTAGAGCATCAGACTTTTAATCTGAGGGCCGAGGGTTCAAGTCCCTCGTAGGGCTTATTCGTTTTTATATAATTTTATTATTATATAAAAATTCAAATACTTATTCTTACGATTACTCTTCCTCGCGAATACTATCTGTTACTGTAAATCTACCTTTTATTTCGGTTCTTTGTCCGGGTGGGGGAGGTGATTTTCTAGGTTTCATTGGTCCGGATGGGTGTTTTTTATATGCATTTTTCAACATAACCGCTTTACTTAAGGGCAACTTAGACGTTTTCCGTTTACGCCTTCTTGATGACGAAGTTTCTTGTGTTGCAGGCGCAACATAATCAGGATTAAGCTTTGAGCCGATTCCTCCATTATATTTTTTAGTGCGTCTTTGTTTTTTGTATCCCTGTTTTTTTGAAAAATGATGTCTAAACGCACGACGACGACCATGTTTCATTGTACGACCATGTTTTTTGGAGTATGTGTGATTTTTTTTATGTATCATTTTACCCGAATAATTCTTATGTGCCTTTGCTGATGTATTTCCCATATATAATATATCTTTATATATTATATTTTTCTACATCATAAATTTTATTAATTTTGAAAAAAATTGATTTAAACATTTAACTCTCTTATTATGTAACATACAAAGAACAACATGAACTCGACTACTACCACCCAATCTGCTGAAAGCTGCATCGCCAATGGTCTTACCCTTGACATCAATGATATTTCTATTACTGCGCCAAAATTGAATAAGTCTGGCGGAAAAAGCGCCAATATTTTATTCAACCCCACCAAGAAAGGTCTATATGTGAATATGGAAGTCCCATTGCTAACTTGGGGTGCATCCTGTTTTAAAGACCCGCAAAGCGGCAAGGAAACATTTGATATGGCGATTCAATTCCCCCGAAAGGATTATAGTAGCCCTGAAACCGATATTTTGTTGTCAAAGTTTCAAGAGCTTGAAAAATATATTAAGGACGAAGCTGTTAAGAATTCGATGGCATGGTTTAATAAAAAGACGATGACGCCCGAAGTGATTGACGCTTTGTGGACGCCGTTACTAAAGTATAGCAAGGACCCGCAAACAGGCGAAGCCGATATGACAAAGGCGCCGACATTGAAGGTTAAGCTTCCTTATTGGCAGGGTAAGTATAATTGTGAGATTTATGATCCGAATGGCACGATGCTTTATCCCGACGATAATTCAACATCAACCCCACTAGATCTTATCCCCAAGGGTGTTAATCTTGTTGCGATTATTCAATGCGGTGGTCTTTGGTTTGCCAATGGTAAGTTTGGTTGTACTTGGCGATTATTTCAAGCAGTCGTGCAACAAAAACCGTCCATGAAAGGTAAATGCTTGATTAATGTTTCAAGTGAAGCAAAGTCCGCATTGACCAATGGGGTTCAGGTTTCCACCGAAACAAGTGTGATTGTTGAAGATGACGAAGAAAGTGATTGCGAACAAGAAGAAGAACCCGCTCCTGCTCCTGCTCCTACTCCTACTCCTGCTCCTGCTCCTGCTCCTGCTCCTGTTGTAAAAAAGAAGGTTGTCCGAAAGAAGGATTAAAATAATAAAATAAAATAATAAAATAATAAAATAATAAAAATTAAAGGTTTATAAAAAAATAAAATATCTTTTTTTATAAATTATTTTTTATTTTATAAATTTTATAAGTTATTTAATATATTTTATAAAATAATATATATTAAAATGAATATAGATCATTCTATCCAATTGAAAGATGTATCACTAATGCCAGAAATATGTGTAAACTGTTATGAAGATTATACAACACACTCATTTAATCGTATTGCGCATAGTTTAGACGCAGGACATATTTTTTACACCAAAATATCAAATGCAAGTAAATACAATGATACGGACGGAATACAAAAGCATTGTACAAATTATTTAAATTATATTAATCCAGATAAATGGACTTGGATTATAGATTTCAAAGGGTTTGGTCTCAAACATACACTTGGCTTAAATACGGGTATACAATTATCTTATTTGATTAATAAATTCGGTCGATTAAATCATATTATTATTATAAACACAAATATTTTTGTAGAAAAAATGTTAAAAATGATAAAACTCACTTTAAATAAAGAATACCATAAATCTATTCTTGTATTACATCGAAATAATAAGTTTATAGAAACAATTGAAAAATGGACTTATGCTGATAACGAACAAACAAATATTATTAAAAATATATTGAATAATATGTCAACCTAGAAAAACTTTTTTATATTATCATTTGGCTGTCAATCGGGCTATTAGATGTATTATTCACTTTCATAGCCAAATATACAATAAAATTTTCAAAATGATAAATTGGCCTATAATTATTATTATAATATCGCAAACATGTAAATATTTTTATTAATATATCTGTCATATCACATGGATTAATCTTTTCCATACATACTAATTTATTTAAAATAAACCAAATACATTCATATGTATTTAAATTATAGATAAATATATCATATACATTTTCGCGCATAGTATAAAAATCAACATCATTTTCACTTACAATGAAATCAATTAATCTATTACAAATAATTTCATTTGAATTTATTAATTGTTTTTTTGGTAATAAAAAAAGATTTTTAATATTTGTAATTTCATGTAGTTTTACATTTGGTTTTAAATTAATGTTTAAACACTTATTATAAGTAGTTCTAGATGGTCGTGGAATTTTTATTAGATGGCAACAATTCAATATATTATCCGGAATAAAACTTAATTCTTCAGTAATTATTATAAATTTCAAATTAATATTTAATTCATTGTATGATTGCATATAGCTATAAAATATATCTAATAATTCACTATGTATTTCATGAAAATATTTACAAACAATTATTCCAGTTTTATTTGGTTTGGCTAATAATATATCAACAATCTGGTTATATACTTCATTCCATAACATTTTCGAATGACATCCCATCAAAGACATGTCTATTTCATAATGAATATCACTAATCTTAAAAAAATACAAATTTTTATTATAAGTTACACTTATTTTTTTTTCATATTTTAATTCAGATGGACTGTATTGTTTAATTGACGACAACATTTGTGTATATTTTCCAACACCGCTTGGTCCGTAAAATAATAAATTTTTTAAATCTTCTATTTTAGTGGGAAAATTATTATATACTGATTTATTTAATTTATGTAATGGATTCTTATTAGTTGAATTCAAATAATCCTCAAAATGACATTCATTTAATTTCATTTTATTTAAGTAATATAATTTTGTCTTTATTCTTTAATTCATAAACTAATATACACATATGAAATTATATATGTATATAATGGATTCTATTATAGAAGAGTTTAAACAATATACTAGTTCACATCCAAATTTATCGCACTGTTGGCTGAAGTACATCGGACTGAAAAAAAGGCACTATGATGATAATTTAATAAAAGAATGTAGATATGTATTAAATATGTTAGATGGTGGGTTTAGTGACTTTGCACAAGAGGATATTTTACGAATTTTATTATATAAACGAAGTGTTTCAATTATATAAACGAAGTGTTTCAATTATATAAACTTAAATACATTTTATCATAAAATATAACATGTATATTGTATTAAATATTAATAATTTTGATTTCAATAATATATATTATCAAGAGAAAGTTAAAAATACCGTAATGGATAATAGTAATTTTTTAAGGGTGAGTTATTCAAATGAACTGTTTATTTTAAATGGTGTTTTTATACATTTCAATTTAAAATTACATACAATTGAGAAATCATTTAATAAATATAAATGTTTGTTTGATATTAATTCGCAAATTGATGTAATTTCACGATTATGTGATGTTGAAACTTTTATAATGAATAAATATATAATTTCAAATGAAACTAGAAACAAAACACCTATTTATAGAATAAAAGAACAATTAAATAATGGGTTTTTAAAACTTTTTAATGATGTGAATTTAAACAATGTGAATGAATTTATATTAAAAATCTATGGAATATGGGAAACTGATATTGAATATGGTTTAACATATAAGTTTATCAATATATAAGTTTATCAATATATAAGTTTATCAATATATAAGTTTATCAATATATAAGTTTATCAATATATAAGTTTATCAACCGTCTGTTGAAAAGAATTGCAGAATAATTGTCATCATTCCAGCTACAATTATATTTAATGCCGTTATAAAATATGTTGCAAATGCGATTCTGGCTTGATTTTTTATATTTTTATCTCTATCTTCTTTGTCCGTTTTAATTTTTATAAATAATTTCAAATATTGAAACACGCAAATTAATTGAATTATAAATAAAAATGAGGTTCCTGCGGATAATTGAAAATATTCAGTAGAAACCATTCCTTTATTTATTTTTGTGTAATGTGTTATATTTAATGTTATTATCCATATTAATGAAAGAATTGTCATGATAGAGGGAGCGGAACTACTTAAGAATGATTTTAGAAATTTAAGAATACCAGAACCAACCTTATTTTCTATATTGTTAATTCTATCATGAATCGCGTAACTAACAAATATAACAGTTAAAATAGATAATGCAACAAGCCCATAACCATAAATGACTGAATTTGCCGGTCCATTCGTTCCATCTTTTGATGTCCGAGAACCAAAAAATATTTTAATACACATACCAATAATCGCAATAAGCATCATACTATTTATAACATAGTTAAACCCGCCTTGAGGTGATGGAATTTGTGTTGAGATATTGTTTCGAACTGGGAAATTATATTTTATTTCACGACCAATCGATGTCATTACTATTGTATATATATAAAATATATATAAAATATAAATACATCCATTATACCTGATAAATTATTTACTTATTATTGTTTTATCTTCACAGTCCTAAAACAAAATATGGAGTATTACCATCAGGAGTATTTCCCCATCCCAATGCGGTTATAAGAATATTTTGAAGATGTAATTGACGAGTCGCATCAATGCCTCTTAATGTAACTTGTTCGCCAGGTATCGTGTTTATTAAATCCAGAAATTGTTGTTAATTCATCATTGGCATTAATAAGAAATATTTTTCCTACATTTTCAAGATTAAGAAATCCCGAAATTGTTGTTAATCCGATATTATCATTCATGTTAAAAAAACCAGTAACTTCTTTAAGGCAATTAAAAACACTAAAATCAGGTTGTCCTGCAAATCCCATAATAGAAAGATCACCATTAATTTTAGTCACTCCTCTTAATGTATTTAATTGTTTCATTTCATTATATCGGCGAACGTTAAATCGTAGTTCTTTTAATATTTATATTTTATATATATAACAAATGAGTTTTCATAATTTTAATTATAATCAAGGAAATCAACAAAATCAACCAAATCAACAAAATCAACCAAATTCGTATAGTCTTGGTAACTCTAAACCTTTAATTAATCGTGAACAAAATTATGTTTTGGATAGAAAATTATTATCGGTTCATTCTGAAGATCGTGATATTACCAAATGGCCAAATTCCAATACATTTGAAATTATGTTGCCCGAAACATTATTAAATGTACAATCCATGAGGTTGATACAGTCAACTATGCCTGCTTATTTTTTTACCTTTAGTAATGATTATCAAAACACCTCATTTCAATTTACGATAGATAATGTTCCACATATTATAACTATTCAAGAAGGGAATTATACGCCTTGTCAACTATCAACCGAATTAACAAATAAAATGAACAGATCAATTAATTCTGACGGAAGCTTTAATGTGTTTTATGATGAGGTTAAACACAATTTTTGGTTCGGACATACTGATTTGTCTTTTAATTTAGATTTTGATAAACAAATTACATATGATTTTGTTAATTGTGAACAACCTATTGTTTGGAACAATCATTCTAAATGGGGATTTCCGT